CTTGCATAGCTTCCAAACATTTATCTGTTTACCAAAATCGCCTTCTATTTTGTAGCCAGTCTTCTCTATCAACCCTCTTTTGTGGAGGTTGCTGAACGACCTTCTAATTGACGTTATTGGCGTGTTATGCCACTTACGGCTGGAGAAAGCTTCAAGTATCCGAAAGTGCCGTAAGACTCGCTCAGGAGTTACCCCAAGCTGGTCGTGTTCCTTGAAGAAAAGTAAGACAAGTTCGTCCTGACTTTTAGCTTTCTCGCGGGACTTCTTTAACTCTGTCCCGATTTCATTGTTCGTGTTGTAGTAATTCATAGTTCTTCTATTAGTGTTTCAATCATTGCTTTGATGACCAATTTTCGGTTCTCTTCGCTTCCGTTGTCGTTGATGTGCTTTACCAAGTCCTTGACGTTTTCCACCTCAGCGTTAATTACGTGGTCTACATCGTATTCGCTTGTAGCACAACACCAGTATCCAGTCTGTTTCATTTCAGTATTTGTTTATGTAGTTAATGATTTTTTCCTGAGTTCTTACACTTACTCGCTCCCCAGCAAAGTAAGCGTACACGGTTTGAGTTGATAGCCCCGTGTCTTTGGCTATTCTGTAAGCGGTTATCTTTTTGGCGTTCGCCTCCGCTATCACTTCTTCAACTTTGGTAATCTTCAGCATGGTAATAATCTAAACAGGTTTCACATTTTGTTTCATTCGTGGTTACTTCTCCACAGTCTTCGCAGTAATTGCAGTCGCAATCATCGCACTCCCTTATACGCTTTCCGCAGCACTCTCTGTAAGTCCAGCTAAATTCGTCTATCATTGTTCTTGTTTTTTCTCGCGTTACGGATGCGCGACCCCCGTTTGATTGATGCAATATCTAAATTACTTTTGAATATTCAAAACACTACAATAAAAAAATATCACTTAGGAAGTTCAGGATTCTAAGGATTTGACCTTCTCTTTATACTCTTGGAGCATCTCCTCCAGTTCCCATGTTGCAAACTTAACCGTTGTTAAGCTGAGTTGATGCATCTCTTCAGCTAAACCTTCACGTTCTCGGTCTAAGTTAAGCCCGAAGTCGTATTGTCTGCCCTGTTGCATTACATTACAGCCGTAGCATTGTGGTCGGCAGTTGTCTTCGTTCCATCTCGTGGCGTACCTTGCTCTTGACATGAAGTGTCCGCATTGAATCTTCTTCCAATGGTAACTTCTGCCGCAAGTGTAGCACTCGACAAAGCCGTCAAGATTGGCGGCACTCAATCGGATAAACCGACTGAATGCCTTGTCCAACTCTTTGACAATTTTAGAACGGGTCATTATCCAATACTGATTCTAATGAATCCGCTTTCGGCTACGGCTCGTATGTGTCAACTGAAGCGTATAGTTTCTTGGATGCTGATTCTTTGACTTGCAGACGAAGTTCTAAACCGTGCTTTCCTTCCTTTAGGTACTGGTCGTTGTCTTGTAACCACTTGACCAGCTTGGTCGGGTTAATAACCATGTCAGCTTTGACCCACTCTGGAGCGTTAATGTTCGGTGTGTAGATGTTCAAGCCATCCACAAAAATCACTTTGTTTTCCATTATTTAAATGTTGATTTGATTTCTTCGAGCAACTTAACGGCATCCTCGATATCTCCGTTTGTTATGGCATCAATCACCATATCAATGTCTGATGTTAACTCTTCCATTACTTTTCTGTGATGTCAATCTGATGGTTCACTAAATATTCAAGCAATGCAGTCCTTGTAAGGTCTGACAGTGATGTGAATGGTAAGTGTTCTAATGATTTCTTCATCACACTGACTTGTTCTTCTGTAAGTCTCACTGTAAGGACTTTAGAGACCTTTTCTGACAGTGGCTTATGTCTGAATCCTTTCTGACCTTTCTGTGGGTATTGTTCCTTGTTTTCAACTGCTGTTATCCAAGCCATATCACTAAGTTACTTTTAGTTAGAGTTTAAAAGATTACTAAGGTAATCATTTGCAAACGCTAACCGTTCTCGGAGTTGTTCTTGCATTTCGAGGTCTGCTTCTACTCGTATTTCAATCAGCTTGAAGCGTTCGTCTTTGATACGTGGGTCGAATGAAATAAACCGACAAACAGTTGCACCAGTTGCCAACATCTGACCTTGCATCTGCCACATATACTTCGGGTCGATATAACCTTCAAAGGCTGTCTTAAGGTGGTTCGTAGTGTTGTACGGGCATTTGATTTCTATCAGTTCGCCATCTACCATGCCATCTGGAGAAGCCCCTGAGTATTCGTTTATCTCAACGAATGGCATTTCATCGATGGTTACGCCTCTCAACTCTGAGTAGTAAGCCTTGCATATCGGCTCATATTCGTTGCCCCAATCTAATGCAGCACCGAAGATTTCCTTGCGTTCGCCCGTTAGAAGTTCTGCCGCTTTCTCGTAGATGTAGCTGATTGCAGTCTGTCCGAGTACTTCGTCTTTCTTACGTGAGTTGGTCATTAGGTCGCCAAAGCGTGAAGCTGTGAACTTACCTAACCTTTGCGCGTACCATTCTTCTGAGCGTTGTTCAAAATTGTCAAACATAATCATTCAGATTTAAATGCTTTTTTTGCCAAAATCCAGCTTACACCAACAAATATAGCCTCCAAATACCCTTGACAGATAGCGATAACCGCCATCAAACACATCGCTCCTACATAGTACAAATCAATCTTTTTCATCTTACGCTCTTTTAAAGTCATCAGATTCATCCTCTCCGAACACTCCTAACTCATACATACCGCTAAGCTTTAAAACGATACGTGATAGAGCCCTCTTTTCCGCCATCGCAACTGGGTACTTTTGGCGTGTGTTGTCAGGCGCAGATTCCCCGAAGGTTTCCATCGTTACGGGTAAGCCATCAGGTCGCGCCATCTCGCCAGTAGCTTTGATTACTACGTGCTTGAGGTCGTCAGATAAGCTGACCACATCGTATTTAACTCGGATGCCTCTTTGCGCTTGAATGCGCTCGATTCCTTGTCGGGTGATAATTACGAACCCTTGAGGCGATTTGAAGAAGTGGTCTTTGTTTAGACCGTTCTCTTTTGCGAGGTGTTGCAACCTCTCTTTCTGCGTTTCGTTCATTGTTCTGATTTTTATTAAAGTTACGAATTAAGTGTTTGAATGTCAACCGAATTATGCTCCTCGTCATATATCCGAATGAATGTGTATTTGCCAGATTTGATTGGCTCTACTTGAGCGAATTTCACAAGCTTCCAAAATACCCAAGGCTCAACGTCAGTAGTGCCAGCATCAACTGGAGCGGTTCGTAGGTCGGTGAGTGCTTTTCGAGCAACCAACCGAATAAAGGCTGGTATCTGCTCGTTGGACATTGTAAGTTCGAATTGTAAGTGGTTCATTGTTCTGTTTTTTATTGGTTGGTAATTGTTGATTATTGAGTTTTTTGCTTGATTTGTTCGTTAATCTGGGCAATCCTATTAGCTGCTGCACGTTTAGATGCTCTGCTAATGTCTCTTTCTTTTAGTACACTTTGCAATTCAGCTTTTCTTTTTTTAAGTGTTTCAAGAGTTTCCATTTTCTGTTGTTTTTAGTGGGTTACCCCGTTAATGATGAACCAAATATAAAACAATTGTTTTGAATAATCACAACACTTAGACCGAAAAAAGTGGAAATAATTTCAGTTTGAACTCAATTCTGCTTGAAATGGGCGTTCATTATCGCCTCTTGGTTCATCTCAATTTCCTTGTACATCTCCTCTGCGTTGACCGCAGCATCGAAGATAACGTCTTGAATGTCCATCAATGCCCGGACCGCGTACAATAAATACACGAGCAACCCCACAACCAGCAGAACAAGGAACAGAATAGCCGTTAAAAGGAAGGTTGTCATCTTATTTTTCCATTGATGATGCGGAGGTTGTCCACCTCGAAGTCTCCGCCATCTGAAATCTGAACGAAAGCAAAGCCGTGATTCCATTTATTGATTGGCATATACATCGGATTCATCTCACATAAACACCCAGTTGACCATGTGGTTACTATCTTGCCTTCTAAGTTGTTCTCTGTATGCTCTGAAGTTTGGTGGTTGTGTCCGCAAATAACACTTGCTTTGGCTCTCATGTAGTACCCTCTCGCTGGGTTGACTGGAGAGAATACCGACCGCCCGAACTCGTGCCCGTGAAGGATGTTCAGCTTACCAGCTTTGATGATTCGTTTGTCTTGAATCAAGGTAACGCCATACTCTCCGAACTTCAGAAGAGTGTCAAGTGTGAACTCCGAAGTACCAAGTAACTCAGGTGCTTTTGTTCTTAAGTAAGCCTCGTAGCGTTCCTCATGGTTGCCGAGCTTGAAATAAATCGGACAGTCAAGCTCACGTTTCAAAATACCGAGCAGTTGCCGACAGGCTTCAAGTTCAGCAGCGAAGCCCCGTTTTCTTGGGTCTTTTTCGTATCTGCTCAGAGCATAGCAGTCTAACGTGTCGCCATTCAAAACAACCGCGTTGACCTTCTTCTCTTTGCCGTATTCGATAGCTTTGGTAAGTGCTGGAATGTTATGATAGGGGACGTGAATGTCCGACAAAAGTAAGATGCGGTTGTTGCCTTCAGGAAGAACGAACGGCTCCCATTCTTCCTCATCGCTTTCGGGTAGTCCGAACGGGTTACCAATTCCCAACGCTTTTGCGTGTTGCGCTGGTTCAGACTTTTGCGTTGCCCTGTGTCGTTGCTTTTCTCCGCGTTGCCCGCGATAGTAACGAACTGTTCCGCGTACATCTTCCACATCTTTAAATACCTCTACGTTGTCCTTGTATATCAAACGTGCAAGTGTTAAACTCGGAAGCGTTCCCCATTCAGGATGCTCCAAATACTCCTTGACAATTTCTCCTTTCATCGGTGCTGTGGCATTATTCGTTCGCGGTAAAACTTCGGGTCGATTTCCCGAATCTGTTTAGCCAGTTCCATCCACTTGCGCTTGGCTTCTTCTCGCTCTTCGGTTGTGGATTCTCTTCCTAAGTTAGCTTGGATTGTGGCATTCTGCTGGAGGAGTTCGTCTATCTGTTCTCGAACTTCAGCATCTTGATAATAGTAGTAGTTCATCTACTTATTATGTTTCGACCAATGCCAACACCTACATAGTGCTGACCATTGAATCCGTAGTTTGCGCTAAGGTAGGTTTTTTTTATCGACCCATGCAAACCAACCCCGAACATCGGGACATACTGGCTTTGAAAATCAGAAATCAAGCCCACGTTGCCATGTACTCCGAGTGCAAATTTTGACCCTCTTCTCTTAAGTAAGTGGCTTATGACTAAGTTCTCTGTTACATTCTGATAGTTCTGCCACCTTACCCGGACATCATTGACCGTAGTATCATAGCAATTGACCTCAGTTAGCCATGCTTCGACTATCTTAAACGTGTCTACCTTTAACAATGTGTCTAAACGAGTAACTATCTTTTCTGAATAGATGGTATCGTGTCGCGTTACTATTTCCTTACGGACAAACCTGACCGTATCAGTTCGCCAACGGTCAACGTATTTCGTTGTGTGGATTGGTTTCTCGATAGTTATGGTTTCAATTTCACCACCTCCGCAGCCTTTCCAAGCCACAAGAACGCCCAGCAAGAAAGCCAAAATGTAAGGTGTGTAGACCTTTGCT